TACGAGATTTCGCGGAGTGACTGGAGTTCAGACGTGTGCTCTTCCGATCTTATCGGCGTTTAATAGTAATTTCTTCGCCGTTTACGTCTAAAACTACCGTTACTTCGTGGTCTAATTTTTCGTAGGGGTTCCCGTCCGGGCCTACCGTTTTTATACCAAACTTGGTATCGCTATTACCCTGTGCGTCTTTCCCGAACAAAGCCCAAGTAAACGCGTCGTTAATTGTACTTTTGCCCGTTGCATTTGCCCCGCGTATTTCCGTCGTTTGTCCGAACTCAATAGTACGGTTTCTAATACCCTTAAAGTTTAAAAGGGTCATTTCTTTTACTGTTACATTCTTTTTCATAACTATTTTTTCTTAGTGTATTTCTTTTTTTCTATCCTTCCGGCAAGTGTTATCGCTTTGTCCGCGTCTACTATTATAAGGTTCCCTATTTGCCTTATTGCCCCGTCTATTTTTCCGCTTTGCTTTATCCGGTTGGCGGTCGTTTTTGAACAGTTAAATAATTCGGCAATTCCGGCAAGCCCGTAAACGTATCGCTTGTTTTCTTGGGTAGTGTCTACAACTACCTTAGTGTTTACCCGTTCTTCTATAAGGTCTAAAAAATCCCCTACAGTTACGTCTATAAGCCGTTTATTCAAGTCTGCCATAATCCGTAAAACCTTGTAATTTGGTAGCGTCCTTTGCAATCGTAAGCAGAAACCTTTCGTATTCTGATATTGGCATATCGTTACGGCGGCCTATTACTTCATTGTCCCGGAATATCCTAATTTCTCCGGTCTGAATGTTTGATACAACCTTAACCCTATCGCTAAATGTGTGAATCATTAGGTTATCGGCCGTAATAAATTCCGTGTTCCAACTAAGTTTATCCATATTGATATTTTATTAAAAATTAAACTTCTATTGTTTCGCCCCGCCTTCGTCCGCTCTTTATTACTCGGCAAGTCCACGCGCTTTGTGTTTTTCTACCCCGGAATATTCTTACTAAATCTTCGTTTGAAGTTGTAATTTGTGGAAGTATAATTAGAAGTAACGCAATAGAAAGAAGCCTACGCTTAACTGGAGAAAGGTCGAAGGAAACGCCGCAATGTGTACAAAACCACCATACGCACAATTCCGTAGCCTTCTGAATGCCTATTTTTTCGTAGATATTCCTTGCGGTATTTTCTACCGTTCTAACCGAAATAAAAAGCTGGTCGGCGACTTCTTTCTTAGCGGCTCCCCAAGCTAATAACTCGGCTACTTCCGTTTCGCGCGGGGTTAATTCCGCGTTCTTTCTCATTGCTATTTCCCCCATATATTTTCCGTTACCCCGTATTTATTAAATACCACTTCAACGGCCGCCGCTTGGGTTGCTTTCGGTTCTATTTCCCCGTTTTTATATTGAGAAAATGAATTACGGTTATTAATCCCGATAGCTTCCCACAATTCCGCCGTAGCTTCTTTAATGTCAAATCCATTAAGAAGCGCGTAGGCTTGCAACTGCCTGTAACCGGCGTTAAATCCTTCCTTGTAATTTTTTTCTGTCATTTCTTCGCTTTTATTATTTATTGTAAAATGTTATTCTTAACCCCCTTCGCAAACAGCACTTTGTTTTATCGTTTTTGCTTGCTATTGCTCGGTGTACGAATTTGCTTAATAGTTCTTCGCCTATTAATTCTTTAGCACCCCGAACGCCTACCAGCTTGTTAATAGGCTGGTTATTATTGTCTTTACCGCTTACTTTCAAAAGAAAGTTTCTATTTATGTAAGTTGTATCGTAAAGCATAACTTCCTACTTTTCTTCATTAACTATGTGATTTAGCGTAAATTTGCTATTTGCGTATAGCCTACAAATTGCGTATATTTGCAAATAATTTATTTACATGCTGCAAATGTAAGGCAATGCAGTGAAATATGCAAGTATTTGCAGTGTTAAATATTGTGATTTTTCTATTCAATATTTAAAATATAAAACTAAATGGGTGTAAAAGAAAGACTTAGGGAATTTATTAAATTCAAAAAAATTAGCGAACGCGCTTTTTGTTCCCGTATAGGTGTGTCGAATTCGTATGTAAATTCTATACGAACTTCAATACAACCCGATAAGATGAAGGCAATTACCGCCGAATTCCCGGAGTTAAATCCTATGTGGGTTCTTACCGGCGACGGGGAAATGTTGTATTCGGGAAATACAAATCAAATTAGGGGAAACGGCAATACAGCGGTAGCTGGCAACGGAAATAAGGTTACGGCTAATGATATTGCCGGAATGATAGAACTACAAAAAGGTTATCAATCTATTATAAAGGAAAAGGACGCGCAAATAAACCGCCTAATATCCGTAATAGAAAAACTAAGCGGAAAATAAGGCAATGCCATTTGTTTTTTACTTCGTATAGCGTTGGCTTTCGTCCGACCGCACAAAACGCGCATAAAAGCCCCCATTTTGAACGCAAATTAAAAAGCGGTGTAGTACTCCATAGCGTTATAGAAAGTCGCACAAATCAAAAATTCAAATAAAATAACTGTATATAATGGAAACAATAGAAATAGCAATAGTAGAATACTATAATAAACCCCAATTCTTCCCCTTTATGCCGGAAGTTATATTTAACGCGTTAGAAACTGCTTTTTTGGAAGGGAAAGAAACTGCCGAAGTTCCAAAGGCCGAATTTGAAAAAATGCTATCCGAATTTCAAAATAACAAATAATGAAAACAACGAAGGTAGTTACCCCAATAGTAGAAGGAATAAACCGCCGTTTCTTTGTCGCAATAGAAGCCCTTGTAAGCCTTGGCCGTATATCTGCGTTAGAATCCTTTTGTAAGCTACACGGGTTTAGCCCTTCGCGCTACCGGGAAACCCGCCGGACTTATGGAATAACGCCTAATCCGAATTCCAAGCCGTCCCGTTACAAGCAAATCGAAATAGAAGCCTTATATAGTTTATGTAATAATTATAGTATATCTACCGACTGGTTATTACTTGGTCGTTGTAAAATGTTTAAGAATGAAGCGAACCGTAAAATTTGATTTATTCCCTAAAAAAGTAAACGGCGTATTGGTTGAATGTAGACCTATACGTATGCGAATTACCTACGGCGGCAATAGGGTAGATATAAGGGTAGGGTATAGTATCGAGGTGGGAAAGTGGAACGCGGAAGAAGGGCGCGTTATTGCCGGGGCCAAGAACCGTTATAAACAAACCGCCGGAGAAATAAATAAGGCTATCCTAAATTGTGAAGAATTGGTAGAAGAAGTTTTTACCCGTTACGAACTTTTGGAAAAGCGGATACCTACGAAGGCAGAATTAAAGGCGGCTTTTGATGAAGTAGCCGGAAGGAAGGAACCGGAACCCGAAGAACCAGGTAAAATGTTCTATGAAGTCTACGCGGAGTTTATGGAAACAATGGGCCGGCAAAATAATTGGACTAATGCTACCTATACTAAATTTAATTCCTTGCTGGAACACTTGCGAAATTATAGCAAAAACCTTGCTTTTGAAACGCTAACCGAAAAGGAACTACGGGAATTTGTCGTAAATCTTCAAACTTCCGGGCTTCGTAATACTACCGTCGCTAAATATCTTTCCTTTTTCCGCTGGTTCCTTCGTTGGGCTTTTAATGCTGGTTATTATGAAGGAAAACTACACGAATCTTTTAAGCCAAAATTCAAAGGTATAGACGGCAATTCTAAGGAAATTATTTATTTGGAATGGGAAGAATTATTAGAATTGTATGCTTTCAAATTTCCGCCCGCCAAAACGTCCCTTCCGGCCGTTCGTGATGTGTTTTGCTTTTGCTGTTTTACCGGGCTTCGCTATTCGGATGTAGCCAAGCTAAAAAGAAGCGACGTAAAAAAGAACTATATAACCGTTGTTACTCAAAAAACGGCCGATAGCCTTATTATTGAATTAAATAAATATAGTAGGGCTATACTAAAGAAGTACGAAAATATAGGCCTTCCTAATGATAAGGCCTTACCCGTTGTAAGTAACGTAAAGATGAACGAAAACCTTAAAGAAATGGGAAAAGAAGCCGGGCTTACTAACCCGCAAAGGATTGTTTACTTTATGGGAAACCAACGCTACGAAGAAGTATTACCTAAATACGCGCTTCTTACAACCCATTGCGGAAGGCGAAGTTTTATAGTGAACGCTTTAAGGCTTGGGGTTCCGGCCGAGGTTATTATGAAGTGGACGGGGCATAGTGATTATAAAGCTATGAAACCTTATATTAAAATAGTTGATAAGCTAAAGGCTTCCGAAATGGAAAAATTCGATAACTTCAATGTTCGGAATAAAAAGAAAAATGAATCTAAAAAAGCCAAACCCAAAAAAGAACCCAATTCTTAGTTATCCACTTGGCTATAAGTTGAAACGCTTAGTTCCAAAACCTAATATAAAAGGGTTGTTTTAGAGGTGTTTGGCTATATTTGGTTATAAAATGTACTATTGTTCTTAGTGCCTCTCTCTCCGCAAATAATCCTAATTATCAGGTAGTTATAACAAAGAAACCCAAAAAGGAACCCATTTATAGGCCTTTTTGGGTTTTTAGTTTGCATACCTCGCGGCAGGCTCCCCTATTTATAGTTATGAAAAAAAAGTTTCTTTATAAATGTGGCTACCTTACTTTTCCGAATAATAAAATACCCCGCTACCCCAATAACCGTTATTGCTATAATTATCCCCAATATATAACGCCACTTGTAAGGGTCTTCGGCGGTTTCTTCCGTAAGGTTTGTTTCTAATGAACTATCGGTAATAATTTCTTCTTCCTTTTCCGAAGCGTTTATTTCGTGGCTTTCGGTTACGCCTTTTTCTTCGCTGGAAGAATTTATAATAAAACCTTCTATACTTTTTATTGCCCCTTTATCGGGGGGCTTTTTATCCCTTTGTCTTGGCCCGGTATTAACGCTTCCTTTTTGTGCTTCTTCTTTTGGTTGCGGGCCTGGCCCTTCCGGTTGTTTTTCCGGCGGGTAGAATTCTACCTTAAAATACTTTACTTCCAATCCGGCCGTTTTAGTCGAATCTATAAGGGTATGAATTTCCCCGGCCGTAATTTCATTTCGCCGCTCTTCGGTATTTCCCTTTTGCTTCGTATTGTTTGTTAGGTTCTTGGGAGAAGAACAACCCAAGAAACCCAACAAACAAATAGAAAGTAATACTACAATAGTTTTTGCTTTCATGTGGTAAATTTTAAATCGTTTAGTCTGTTAAGCCAGCCGTTAATAAATCGCTTTTGCGAAGGGGTATTTTTCACAATTCGCCAAAGGAAGGCTTCGCGTTCGGCTTTAATCTTATCAAAGAAAGCGCGCGGTTCTTGGTCGTTTACGGCCGCCAAAGTAATAGGGCCTACTACGCCGTCTTCCTTTACGCCTAAAACCCTTTGCGGTATTTTTATACCGTGAACCCCGGAACCCCATACCCAATCTACTAAAATGTTGGCTACGCTTTGGCTCTTAATTTGGTTGGCTTTCCATCTGTCCCAATAGTGGGGCTTTAGAACCCGGTTTAAAACGTCGTTTTCGGTTAGTAGTTTTAAGTCGTCTACGTCTATATCCCCGTCGCCGTCCTTATCGTATCCAACATTTCGCCAAGTGGCAATAGTAACCCCTTTGTTTGTTGCGCCGCCCCTATCCAAAGGGTCGTTTACAAAACCGCCTTCCCAGCTAAGAATGAAGGGAAGCAATAGTTTAACGTTAGCCATTTTCGCCCCCTTCCTTCTTTTCGGTTTTTAAATAGTCAATAACTTTGCTTGCTATTTCCTGTGTTGAACGTTCGGCCATAATTTGCCCGGCAAGTTTAGCCGCTTCGCTTATCTTTACCTTTTCTTTATCTTCGGCTTTTTCGTATATACTCTTTAGTTCTATGAATCCTACGAAAACAGCCCCAAGGAATGTAAAGAAGGGAATAACGGGAAACTGGTTTATTACTTGGGCGTTTATCTGCGAAATAGCAAGCATTTGTATTGCGTCAATAACGGTAATTGTAAATATCATATTATAATACTTACCTACTTTTTCTACCGTCTTCCGCAACCCGAAAGAAGACCTATATTCCCCCCTTTGCTTAGCCTTTCTTATCCCGGCCCAAAGGTCAAGGAAAATAACAACCAAAACAAGGGAGTAAATACAAGCCAACATAATAAGCTGCGGGTATATCTTATTTATAATTTCTGATAATTCCATTTCGTTTTAATTGTTGGTTGTTACTCGTTTTCGGCGTTATCTAAGTCGGCCCTAACCATAGCCTTAACGGATAGTACTTCGGTTAAATACTCTCTGTATTCCGTTTCGTCGGCCGGGTCTGTTGATAGCCCCAAAGTAAAAGCGTTGTACTTATTAATAAGGCTAAATTCTTCGGTTTCGTCCCGACGGTCGCGAAGAACGGCCTTAACGCATTTTTCGTACTCCGGGGTTCCCCAAATTAGAACCGTATCGTATTCGTAGACGGTCTTTATTTCGCCTTCTTCGTTCTCTACTTCTACTTCTTTTATATTGTGGTTGTAGTGCCAGCTACCGTTTCCCAAATCCAATAATTTAGGCGGCCTTACGTTTGAATTTGATTTCATAAATTGAATTTTTAGAAAGTTTACTAATTAAATTCTTGCTATCGCAATACTTAGCCCAACCCCACCAAGGGCAAATACTTTGCTTAAACTCTTTTTCGGTTAAATTCTTTCGCTTCCGTAATTTCGCTATTCTTCGGCAAAATGTTTTCTTTATGCTTTTACGCATCCGTGTATGCGTATGGAAGAAAACAAAACCTACGAAGTCAATACCCCGCGAATCAACCGGGAATATCTGCCAATTTCTTTTAACCTCTAATTTCAAATCCCCGAAATATTCCCTAATGTCGCTCAACAAGCCATGTAGTAGGGATTTATCCGAAGAAAGTATTACTATGTCGTCCGCATATCGGAAGTAGTACTTAACCCCTTTTACCTCTTTTATCCAATGGTCGAAATAGGCAAGGTAAAGGTTAGCGAAGTATTGGCTTAAATAGTTGCCAATAGGCACGCCTTCCGCCGAATCTATAATTTCGTCAAGAAGCCATAGTAATTTTTTATCCTTTATTTTCCTACGAACTATTTCTTTTAAAACGTCGTGGTTAATAGAAGGGTAGAACTTGCGAACGTCGAGTTTTAGGCAATACTTTGTACCTTGCGGGTCTTCCCGTAATGCCTTTCTAACCTTTTTAGCGGCCGCGTGTATTCCTTTGTTCTTTATACAGCTATAAGTGTCTTCCGTGAAAATAGAAACCCATATAGGTTCTAAAACATTCATTACTGCGTGGTGTACAATACGGTCGGGAAAATAAGGCAAGCGGTATATTTCGCGTTCTTTTGGTTCCCAAATAGTAAATACTTCGTACTTTGAAGTACGGAAGGTTTGGCTTAGTAATGCTTCGTGTAGTTTAAGTATATTTTCGTCCCGGTTCTTATCGTGCTTTAGAACCCCATGCGAACGTAGTTTACCCTTCCGGGCTTTTTCGTCCGCTAACTTCAAGTTCTCTAAAGAGCAAACCGTTTCGTATAAATTACCTACTCGTTTCATTACTTTGCTTTGTTCTTGGGGAATCTTCGGAAAATCCTACCAATACCCATTTAACTGAATTTATTTTTTGCCAAGTGGCAAGGTCTTTGCTTTTTTGTATCTTTAGCATAGCTGGGAGCTGATATTCGTATTCGTATTCGTGGCCGTGTTATTCGTATTCGCGTAGCTGAAACCTGCATTCGCGCTGTTATTCGCATTACCGCCAAACAAAACGCCCCAAAAAGCAAACAACCCTTTTTCTTTTATTCTAAAAAGTACCTTGTACCGGAAGCGCGCATAGTAACTTTTCTTGGAAAAGCCTTCATTTCTCTAATCTTTCCAAGTACGTACTTTATTTCGGAAGAATTTGTAAAGAACTTCCGGGCTTCGTTGTCGCTGTCTTCAAGGTTAAACTTAATCTTTACAAGAAAGCGACCGTTCCCGAATTTGGTTTTTACGTCGTCCAAATAATCAACTACCCAAAACGAAAGGTTAATTAATTTTTGTTGGTTCGTTTCGGGGCAATTAAAATGCCTGTTGTTTGCGTCCGGCTGAATCTTTAGGAAGGATAAACTTCCGTCGTCTGGTCTTTGTTCCATATTATTGCTTTTTAAATTTATTACCTCTTATTCGTTGCGTTACGTGTTGTTTTTACGGTATAAAGCAAAGCCGGGAGCCGAAATGCGTAAGCGTACTCGTGGCCGAGTGAGACGTATTCGCGCAGCCGAAACCCGCATGCGCGCCGTAATTCGCATTACCGCCAAACAAAACGCCCCTTTGACTTTCGCCCGTTTCCGGTATAGATGTATAGAAGTAGTCGCAAAAGTATGTAGAAGAAGAACCCCCAAGTTCCGCCGGCATATTCTCCCCGTATTCTCCAATAAGTACCCGCTTTACATAACCTTCGGTTCGTGGAAGTAACCCCCTTAATTGGTAGTTGTCGTAGTTGTTGCTTTGGAAGTTCGCCGGGTCTTCGCAAACGTAAAGTTCGGACATACCCCCGTCGCTATTGCTCTGAATACGTACTTTAACGCCGTCCGTCCAACTCCAAATGTGACCGAATGGGTTTTCTAACCCCCTGTAACTTGGAACTTGTACGGTAAGGCTTCCGTATTCTTGTGGCATTACGAAAGCTACTATACCGCTACGGTTTCCCAAGCTATTAGTATATCCGCAAGGCACAAACGGGTTATATGAATTAAAGGTATTCCATGTAGCACTTACCAAAGTAGTAACCCCCGCGCCTAATCCGCCTTGTTTGTATCCTTCGCTTGTGGGTTCTGCGTTGTACGCTGCTTGGTTATTCAAGTTGGCGTATTCTATCGCGTAAAGCCAAAAGCAAATTTTTTGAATATCGTAAACATCACAATTCCAACCGGCCCCGTTCTTTCCGGCTTCCCCCCGGCGGCGTGCGTATGCTCGATAATTTGTTAGGCTGGTAGAAGTTCCCGGAAGGCCTAACAAGCTGCGATAGGTTCCGTCCCAACTTGCCTCATTGCTTCCGCCCCTAAATTCCGCCGAAGTATTTACGACGGAAGCTAATTTAGGTGCGCCACTTACTGTACGGTCTATTGCCGCTTCATAAGCCGAACGGTAACAAAGCGGGACTAAGTGGAAACCGGGTAACGCGTGTTGTGAAATAAAACAACGGTGTACAGACCCGTCTACCTCAAATTTGCGGTAGTGTGCCGGTATTTCTACCATTACTTGGCCGTCGGTTCCGTCCAAGTTGGCGGGCGCGCCGTTATCTCGTTTTGTGCTATCGGTAGCATGAAGGTAATAGTTTACCGTTCCGTCGTCTTTCAAAATACAACGGCGCATACCGCTTTGAACGGGCAAAGAAACATGAAGTTCCGGCCTTCCTATCCGTGTGCAAGCCGGGTTAGCTACATTAGAATCCCATTCTATACCGTAATAGTAATCATACGGAAATGTTGGCTTTGTATTGCCAACCCCAATTATTAAGCCCATAATTTTGTACTTTTAATAACCCCATTTGAGGTTAAGGTTTCCTAAACTTGTTTGTTTAATTTCTCTAATTATTTCGGGGTTCCATCCCGTTTCAAACCGTGTGCTTACGAATTCGCCCGGCCCCATACCCCAAAGGTTTACTTCCAATACTACGGCGGTTTCCCCGTCGTTCTTTACGTTAAACGGGGTATCTTCTTTTGCGAAGTTCCCGTTATTAAGGTTATCAATAACCCCGATATTACCAATTTGCGGGCTTACTACTTCGCCCCCTCTCGTCGTACTCATAACTTTTTATTTCAAAATTAGGAATTATCGTATTACTATAATACGCTTGTTTATAAAAAAATAATAACTTACCTTCTGCTATTCAAATGATAGGCGCGGTAATTATAACCGTCCCATACTAACATAAATTCGTCAATATCCCCGGGCCCCGTAGTTAGTTTATCGGTTTCTACCCCGCCATTATTGTTTAGCCTTTGCGCGTATTGCGTAGAACTCATACCGCTTACATCTGTATTTCTTCCCCTTATATATCCGATTTTTGTACTTTCTGACGAACAAACAATAATCATTCTTACCGCGAAAGGCGTAGAAGAACTTATATTTAGTTTGGAAGCAACCGAACCACGCGTAGGGAACCCTATACCGCTATTGTCGTTTGTGAATTTCGCAATTATATTAAACATTGTAGGCGTTGTAAGTTCGCCCGGTATATGTATTGTATTTACTGCTGGGGTTATCTGCGTGTATGGATAGCTATTTATAGCCCCATTTACTACAACGTCCCCGGTAACTGCAAGCGCAAGGTTATTTAGTGCGTTTTTTACGCTAATCAATATTCCGTAGTTTGTACCGTAAGAATTGTAGGTTTCATTTGAAAAACGCCCAACCCCTACAACGCCGGAAGAAGCCGGCAAAACGTTTGTACCTATTGAAGCCCATCGGTAGCCGTCCGCAAACTTTATAAAGTCGTTGTAAAGGGATAAACCTTGCCCCGAAGTCCCCGTACCGCTTGCCGTTGCGCCAATACGTCCGCTTCCTATCTCAAAACCGCCAATAGAACCGGAAATAGCGTTTATATTTCCTTCTATTGTGGCTTTGGTTGCAACAAAACTACCGTCTTGCAATACGCGGAAGGGGGCCGTACCTCTATTTTCATAAGACGCCCCAGCCCAAACCCGAACGGAAGTATAAGCCGTACCTTGCCCGGTAATTCCGGCCAATATGGAACCGCCCGACCCTGCAAGTTGAACCGTACCGGAAGTAACAATACCGCCGTTTATTGTGGTTACTGTATTGTCGTAATTTACGGCTATTACCCAATCATTAGCGACGTAACTACCCGTTGTTCTTGCGGTAGAACAACGTCGTAAATCTATGCCGTTTACCCATAAATCCCCAATATCATAAGGGGGGTAAGGCGTGGAAACAAATACCCGACGTTTTCCGTCGGCCGTGTCTTGGGCCTGGCCCGCCGCTTCGTACGCGTCTATTGCCTTTTGGTCTTCTATCGTAGTCCAAGTATACGTAGAACCTGAAACGGTGTAACGCTTTAATAGCTTTGTCGCTGAACTATACCACATATCCCCTACGTGTTTAGCTCTAACGGCCGCCGTAGTCCAAGCCGTAGCCGGGTCGGAAGTTTGGAACCAACTTTCTATTTTGCCGTCTATTTGGTTCGTTAAATCGTTAATCGTAGAAGTGTAAGAACCGTTTATAAAACTATTTAGACCCGCGTCGCTGGTGTATTGGCTGGCTTTTTCCCAATCCGAAGAAGTATAATTACCCGTTAGCCGTGTAACCTTACATCGCATTATATCCCCGCTTTCGCCTTGTACCCACAAGTCGCCTATTTCGTAGGGCGTTTTCGGCGTAGTGGTAAAAATTCGGCTTTTATCCCTTGCCAAAGCAAGGGCTTCATTCGCCAAAGCAAGGGCTTGCGCTAACTCCGAATCCTGTAATTCCTGCCAATTGTAAACAGTTCCGTTCTTTACCCAACGGAAAACCTTACCGGTATAAGTGTTATAAAACAAATCCCCTAAATGGTTTTCTTTTTCTTGGGTAGTAGTCCAAGTATTAGCCGGCGCGTTGCTGGTAGTAGGGTCGTAAGTGTCAAAAAATTGCCCTATTTGCCCGTCTAATTGCGCTTGTATTTCGTCAAGAATGCCGGGAAGGGTATTATTAATATAGTCCTTAGTTTCCTTCGCGGAGTCGTCTACATCCGAAACGTCTTTTTCGGTTCCGTCGGAAGAAATAAATTTAATATTACCGCCTATTTCCCCGTTATCCAAATCGAAATAGGTACGACCGCCCCCGCTACTCTCAATTCGCCCGGTTTTAATAAACCTTCCGTTAATGGTAGAACTTCCGTAGGTAAGGGAAACAAGGCGCGCCGGGTTCT